CAATTCCACGCTCGCACGTTCGTTCGTTGCCAACCGCACGGCCAAGCCGGAACGCTACGGTATCTCATGGACGCCCCGAACATCGGCCAGTCCGTTGCCGCGAAGTTATGGAAAGCATTTGCGGGTGACGCGGTGCGAATTCTCCGCGAGACCCCGGAGCAAGCAGCAGCGGCCGTTGGTGGCCAATTCACCGACGAGAAGGCCCGCGAGGCGTCGGAATGGTTGGCGACTCAGCAATCGATGGAAAATTGCACGCTCGATCTGATGGATTTGCTCACGGGCAAAGGCTTTCCGCGATCGATCGGCAAGCGAGCCGTGCAGAAATGGGGCAACAAAGCGGCTGAGATCATTCGTGCGAACCCGTACGAACTGATGGCGTTTCGCGGCTGCGGCTTCAAGCGATGCGACGATATGTACATCGAACTGGGGCACAGCCCGAAGGCGATGGAGCGGCAATCGTACGCAATCTGGTACATCATTGCCCGCGATCGTGAGGGGCACACGTGGCATCGAAACACGGAAGTCGAGCGGCAACTGACCCAATACATCGGCATCGGCACGGACGTTATCGCCGCGGCCAAACTGGCCAAATCAAACGGACTGATCGCAATTCGACGTGACGCCGATGGCGGCGTGTGGCTGGCCGAATCGCGTCGAGCGGAAAACGAAGCGACTGTTGCGACACGTGCCGCTGCGATGCTGGCCGAGGGCAAGATTGCTTGGCCAAACGCCAGCGAGCTCAACGTGAGCGAGCATCAACGGACCGAACTGCAAAACGCACTCACGAAACGAATCGGAGTGTTCGCCGGATCGCCTGGGACTGGCAAAACGTACTCGGTCGCTCGGTTGATCGGAGCTGTTGGCGAGCGTGACGGATGGGAATCGGTCGCGGTGTGCTGCCCGACTGGCAAGGCAGCGTCGCGGATCACCGAAGCAATGCAAAGCTACGGACTACCGATACGGGCGAAAACGATTCACTCGCTGCTCAAAGTCGCGAGCAAAGAAGAGGGCGAGGGGTGGGGCTTTGAGCACAACGAACAAAACCCGCTGCCGTTTCGTTTCGTGTTTCTTGATGAAGCATCAATGCCCGACTCCGACATCATGGCCGCGTTGCTGCGAGCATTGCCGGCCGGGGCTCATCTGATGCTCGTGGGCGACACGAACCAACTGCCACCGGTCGGGCATGGTGCTCCACTCCGTGACCTGATTACCGCCGGCACGCCGAAGGGCGAATTGACTGAGATTCGACGCAATGCCGGGTCGATCGTTCAAGCGTGTGCCGAGATTCGCGACGGTCGAAACTTTCGCGTCGATTCGCCAATCAATCCCGACACCGGCGCGAATTTCGGACTGCTCGAAACTTACAGCGGCGAGGCGTCGCTTGAGCGAATCGTGCAGGCCATAGGGAAGATGCAAAAGATGGGCATCGATCCGATTTGGGATTGTCAGGTGATCGTTGCAGTCAACGCGAAAAGCGACCTCAGCCGTAAGGCCGTGAACCTACGATTGCAAGCCGAGCTAAACCCATCGGGCTACACACGCGACGGCGTAACCTTCCGCGTCGACGACAAAATCGTGTGCTTGAAAAACGGCTTGAACATCTGCAGCGAAACGGACATTCCAACGGCGAACCTCGATCAAGTCGACGGCAAAGTATTCGTCGCCAATGGTGAAATCGGTCGTGTGATCGCGATCGAGGAAAAATGCGTCACAGCGATGTTTGACGCTCCAAAGCGAGTCATCAAGATCATCTTGGCCGCTGGGGACGATACGGACGAAACGAAGGACGCCGACGACGCCGGGGCCAATGGCAGCAAGTTTGATTTGGCTTACGCGATCAGTTGCCACAAGTCACAGGGGAGCGAGTTTCCCGTTGTGTTTGTGGTGCTTGACGAGTACCCCGGGGCTCGCATGGTTTGCTCGCGTGAATGGATTTACACCGCGATATCGCGAGCCAAGAAAGCGTGCCTGATCGTCGGCAAACTGGGAACCGCGGATTCGATGATCCGACGACGGGCGTTGCACAAGCGAAAGACGTTCCTGGCGGAACTGGTCCGCGAGGAATTGAACCAACCGACTACGAGCGAACCACGCTAACCAATCGCAAAACGTCACGGAGGATGCCCGATGCGAATACACCGTTTGCTAATCGATATGGTCAAACAGCGATACGCCGATGGCTATTCGATGCGGCAAATTGCCAAGGATTTAGGACTGTCTCGATTCACGGTCCACAAGATCGTGACCAACAAATACACGCGAACAAAAGAAGAACTGACGGTCACGGGCCGAGATTTTATCGCTCCACTGTCGACCGATCCGCGACTTGTCCGTTGTGGCGGTTGTGGTGGTCGAGTATTGCCGCCGTGTTCGCTGTGTCAGACGCGAGAGATCAAGCAGCAGCAGAAGAGGAAGAAGAAATGAACGTCTACATCGACCCGAAAAGCATCGCCGATTACAGGACGTTTCTTGCGATTAAGCGGCTTCCGACATATCGCATCAGCGGTCGCATGGCGTGGTTTCCCGACGAATACGCCGAACGAATTGGGCTAGGGATCGACGAGTGGACCGTTGACCGTCGCATCAAAACGCACCCGGACGCATTCGATTATCAAGCGGCGATTACCCGGCTAGCGATTGAGAAAGAACGATTCGCCGTGTTCATGGAATGCGGCTACGGGAAAACGCTCGTCATGCTCGATTGGATGCGACACGCGATCGACCAATTGAGAGGCAATCAGTGCGGATTGATCGTGTCTCCGCTGATGGTAGTCGAGCAGACCGTGACCGAGTGCCGTCGATTCTTTGGCGATGAAATGCCGATCGAGATCGTTCCATCGGGCAATCTGCAAGAGTGGCTCGAAAACGGCAGCGGGAAACTCGGCATCACAAATTACGAGGCGTTCAAGGGCGACGAGGGTTTGCGGCGTGAGCGGCTCGGTGCATTGGCACTCGACGAATCGAGCATGTTGAAATCGCATTACGGGCACTATGGGCAAGCGATCATTGATCTGGGTCGCGGTCTGCGGTGGAAATTGGCGTTGACTGGAACCCCGGCACCGAATGACCGGATCGAGTACGCGAATCATGCGGTGTTCCTCGATCACTTCCCAACGGTCAATTCTTTCCTTGCTCGCTACTTCGTGAACCGTGGGCAGACACAAGAGCGGTGGGAATTGAAGCCGCATGCACTGGCACCGTTCTATCGTTCGTTGTCGCATTGGTGCATCTTCATGAGCAACCCGGCAACGTATGGATGGCACGACAACACAGCCACCATTCCGCCGATGCACGTGCATATTGAACACGTCGAATTGACGGACGAACAATCTGATGCCGTTCGGAAACTGACCGGCAAGCTGGTCGTCACAAACAGCGGCGGCATCACACAGCGGGGCAAGATCGCACAGATTGCCAAGGGAAAATTCAACGGCGACGACGTGGCGACGTTAAAGCCGGGATTCATTCGCAACCGGATCGCAACTCACGCAGATGAATCGACAATAATTTGGTGCAAGTACAACCCGGAGCAAGAACATTTAGCGTCATTGTTTCCCGGTTGTGCGAACATCGATGGATCAACGCCAGTCGCCAAGCGTCGCGAGCTAATTGCCGACTTTCAGGCTGGGCGAATCAAAGTGCTCATTAGCAAGCCAAAGATTCTCGGCCTCGGGCTTAACTTGCAGATCGCAACACGACACTGGTTTTCGACGCTGCAAGACTCCTACGAAGAATACTGGCAGGCGATCAAGCGATCGAATCGTGTCGGCTCGACGAAGCCGCTTCACGTTCACATTCCCGTTACTGAAATCGAACTTCCGATGGTTGAAAACGTGCTGTGGAAGGCCCGCGACGTTGAAGCCGACACAGCCTATCAGCAGGAGTTGTTTCGCAATGCTACTCGCTAACGATCAAGAATATCACGTTCACCGCGGCGATTGCATCGAGCACATGCCGACGATGCCAGATGAGTCGGTAGACTTCGCCATTTACTCGCCACCGTTTCCGGCGATGTACGCCTACACATCGGAAGCATGTGACATTGGGAACTCGGAAGAATTTGACAACGAAGCAAAACTGCACCTCGGGTTCTTTTTTCATCAGTTCGCACGAGTGTTGAAGCCGGGCCGCGTGGTCGTCGTGCATTGTATGCAAATCCCACGCATGAAGCGTTGCGGCGGGACTGGCCTGAATGATTTTCGCGGGCTGTTGATCCGAGCGGGTGAACGGGCCGGGTTGATATACGAATACGATTGGCTGGTACGAAAGAACCCGCAGAGCCAAGCGATCAGAACCAAAAGCCGAGAACTTCAATTCAGCGGCCTAGAGTCGGATCGTGCGAAGTCACGCGGTTGTCTTGGCGACTACCTCATCAAGTTCCGGGCTCCGGGTGACAACGAAACACCGATCAATCAATCCGGTGAAGTGTCGCGGCAAAACTGGATCGACTGGGCCGAACCGTGCTGGATGGACATTATCGAGACCGACACACTCAACACAGCCGAGGCCAAGAGCGAAGGCGACTTGAAGCACATTTGCCCGTTGCAGCTGGAAGTCATTCGCCGATGCGTGCTGCTTTACACGAACCCGGGCGAGATCGTTTTCAGCCCGTTCGCTGGAATTGGCTCCGAGGGGTTCGTGGCACTCGGCGGCAAGTCACACAAGACAGGCAAGCGAATCGAGTTTCCGCGACGTTTCTATGGGTGCGAACTTAAACCCGAGTATCACGCCAAGGCGTTGCAAAATCTCGAACGCGCAATCGAGATGCGGAAGAACGAGTTGCAACCAATTCTGCCAGGGTTCGACGAATGACCTGGAGCGACGCCGAACTAACCGCCGAACGCAATCGGCTATCCCGTCACGGGTTGACGTTGCTCGAACGATATCGCGACCGCACGCGACCGAAGATCAGCGGCCCGCTCGTGTCGGCATCGAAGAAAGTCGCGGTCGTGCTGTGCGGTGGAGTGCGAAAGCGTGTGAGTTATCGAGACTTAGAACCCATTTAGGAGAGTAAGCAATGAAAGTCGTTGAACCAGCATTTCCTACAGGCAGCAGGCTTTCTGGGTATTGCGGCATGTCGCTCCGCGATTACTTCGCAGCGAAGGCGTTACATGGTGTGCTTGTAACGGCCGAGGTCAAAAGCGAAGGCGTGCCAATCGGGCAGGCAATCGAGCAAGCAATCCCGGTGCTCGCAAGGTTTTCATACGCAATGGCAGATGCCATGCTCGCCGCTCGCGGCTCACACGGATAACCAAAACATGGTCCGCACTTCTTCCACCGATCCCGTTGTGATGCCGTTCACGGTGTTGATCGACAACCGCGAAAACTTGCCGTTTCGATTTACCGGGCTACGAGCTGACGCGAACAAACAACATCGGGAATTGGAAGTCCCGACCAAGGTCATGTACTTGCCTACCGGCGACTACTCGCTCGACGGCTATCAACACCAAGTTTGCGTCGAGAGAAAGTCCCTCGAAGACCTTTATGGCACACTCGGCCAACGGCGTGAGCAGTTCGAGGCCGAGCACGATCGCATGGCCTGCATGGCGGCGGCGTGTGTCGTGATCGAAGCAACGTGGGACGACTTACTCAACCGACCGCCGCTGATGTCGAAACTGAACCCGAAAACGATATGGAGGACTGCAATTAGTTGGTCGATCCGGTACGGGGTGCCGTGGTATCCCCTGCCGGGTCGAGCCGCTGCCGAGAA